GATCCTTTACCTCTGCCAACTCAACGAACTTCTCGCCATCCCACTTCTCGCGGCGTCCCTGCAGCAAACGAGTGGGACCATACATCTCCTCAGCGGACTTATTGCCATCCAGAGGGCTGTAAACACGGGCCTGATAGTTGCCCTTAATCATTGCGAACTCGCAATCTAACTGATGCTCACGATACAGCTTGGTTTCGTTGTAGACCAACATCCATTCGCCTGCACCAGTAAAGTTTACAAGGCCAGCTGCATAGTCATACTTAACAAACTGTCCCTGCTCTAAAATCTCAATAGAGGGATCAGCAGGTAACTGAGCATAAATCTGGGCGGTACGCTGTGCGGACAGATGGTTAGGCTCAACCTGGCCATAGCCAACTTCAACATACTTAGCCTGAGACTTAATATGCTTTTTCAAAATTTCTCTAAGCATTTCTATATTTCCTCCTTATTAGTTTTTTACATTTCACTCGCAACAGAACGAAGAACTTTTACCCAAGCAGGTACGGTCTCGTCACCTGGTACGCCACCATTTAAATTGAAAGTGGTTGGGTCTTTCTTTTCGCCCTTATCATCATCATCAAGGCTGAAACTGACCTTGTTGCGAACACAAATAACTGCTAGCTTAGCTTCAATTTCATCAACAGAATAAGTGTCAATGTTGTCGATAACATCTTTCTTCTCTTCATCAGAAAGAACAGAGAAGCTATCAATCATCTTCTGCTTTTCAGCACGATCAACCTTATTCTTGAATTCAGTCAAAGCGCTGACCTGGGCTTCCAGATCGGCAATCTTCTGCTGTGCGGCACTGTAATCAGTTTCCATAGCAGAATATTTTTCGCTTAGCTCTACATATTCTTGAATTTCATCAAGATTGTATTTTGCTTTCTTGCCCTTTTTCTTGTCATCATCATCGTCATCATCGCCTTCGTCGTCGCATGTGCACTCGTCCTTAGGCTTGCCGCACTTGGGGCATTTCTCCTCATCATCGTCATTGTCATCATCGTCGTCGTCGTCCTTCTTGGGAGGATTCTTTTCCTCATCCTTCTTGGCCTTATACTCTGCGACAGCAGCTGGGTCGAACTGGGGCTCTTCCTCTGGGGCATATTCTTCCAGTAAGGTAGCCTCGGCCGCAAACTCAACTACATTTTCCTCGTTGATGGAGAAGTCTAAACGGTAATACTTATCATCGGAAGTCAGAACTGCGAACTTCTGCTCGCCATCCTCACAAACGCTCTCGATGCCGTAAGTACCTTCTACATGGCTATAAAGAGCGGTCCATAAAGCGTCACCGATTTCAACAGCATATCTAGTAAACACTTTTTTCTCCTCCTTATTCAAATATTCTTTCAATTCGTTCATCATAGAGAATAACTGCTCTTTAAAACCATCTTCAAAAGCGAATTGAATAATTGGTGCAGTGATTTGAGATCCCTCGAAACAGGGTTCATTATTTACACCAAGAGTGCAAAGTTTAGAAATAATTGCTTCATTGATAATAAAAAACTTGGGATTTCCATTACCATCTTTTGTCCAATGAGCGTCAATTGTATCTTCATCCAGCTCCATGGAGTGATTATTACCCTGGGATAAAATTCTACGGCACTCGGGATACTGACCGATCCATAACCAACCTTCAGTCATCAAATACTCGCGCTCGTTCATTCCATCATCCAGGAACTTCTGGAACCAGACCTTCGCATTCAAATCAACAAAACCATAAGGTCTTGTAGTATCCTTGATTTCAAATTTGCCATTTGAAATATCAATAATGCGATTATGCTCTTCAAAATCCTTGGTCTCTTCATTATAGAAACCAACGATGGGGCAACCTGGCAAAGAATTTGCCATTTGCTTAGCAGTTTCCTTAGTGATGATACTTCTATTTCTATTGGGTTCATCACCTACATAACATACTTTAATTTGACATTTTGAAATCAAAGGATTTAGAGGAGTGATGTTGATAAACTCGATAGGAGTATCTAATTTAATACTTGTATGCATCATTGTCCTCCTTAACTCATAGATTCTTTATTTTGGATAGTCTTAGTACTCTTCTGATCGTCGGGTTTCTCCGGCCGGCCCGCAGGCTTATCACCAGAAGCAACTTTCTATCCTCCTGTATTACTTTGAGTTTTGTTAGTTTGAGTCTGTTGAGAATTGCCCTTCAAATCTTCCATTTTCATTGTAGAAGACATAACGGGAGGAATCATAATCTCACTCAGATGTAAAACTTCATTCTCAAAATAAGCAGTATTCAAAATAGAGCTTTGAGAATGTCCAAGAGCAATCTATGGAAGCATCTTGGAATATCCAATTTGAACTTGCTCCTTATATAACTTTGATAACTCTTTATAGTTATATTGAGTAGTTTCTAACATATATAATCTGAAATTATATTTCTTTTTATTAGCTCCGCAAGCCTGGGTCAGTCTATCAAAGAACACACCAAATTGTAATAATAGAGTTCGTACACTACCCTCATCATTCAAAACAGACTTTTCTAATGATAAGTTACCATCAGTATTGAACATATTACTGGAAACACCAAAAGCATTATATACAGTACGTTCAACCTTCATCAAGTCGTCTTGGGAAGTAGTAGTATTTTTATCTGACATATCAATGCTATCAATATCCGCAAAAGTAGTCAGTACGTCAACGCCGACCGCACGTCTCAACATTTGAACCGCATTATTATGAATATCTCTTGCTTCATCTACGTCAAAAATCAAATCACCATTTTTATCCATTGGCAATTTCTGAACTACAATTTTCAATAATTTCTGCATTTGCTTACGACGATCTAGATCTTGAGCAGCATCCAAATCCAAAATAGCAGGAATGGCATTTACAAACAAAGGAATGTCTGCGCCACCAAAACCACCATTACTAAAACTAAACTTTACAGTTCGCTCAGTTTCCAAAAGATACCATCCAGATTCATCAATCCAACGACGAGCCATAATACCACCAGTGCTTGTTGGTTCACCATTGGTACGATAAGGATTTAGCTTACCATTTTTATAAGCGATATATCCTTTCTTAAATTCGTCGGGGAACAAATTCAATACTTTGATTCTCTCATTAGTGTCTGGGAACATAACATCAAAAAACTTCATATTGAACTCGACCGCAGGTAAATTACCTACACTAAAACGAGAACGACAGAAATTTACTGGCAACTCCTGGATAACAATACCATTTGCAGTTGGAACAATATAACCATAATAAGCGCCATTCTTGATAACGCCAAGAGCCATATCACCACAAACTTTCTTGATATACGAATTATCTAAATAATTCAAAACCTTATGGAAATCACCAACAATCTTATCTTCCTTAACTGTTGTATCATAAACCTCTGGTACAACATACCAATCATATCTATACATCGTAGCAAAATAATTACATACTCTTTGATAAATACCGCTAGTTTTATAGAAGTAATTAGAAATCTCTCTCAATTTTTCGACATCATTATCAGCAAGCGCACGATAAATAACTGCCTTATTGATTTGATTTTTACCTTCTCTTTGGATGGAGCCGAGATTTAGGACAGCATCTTCAAGTTGCTTTGTTCCAATCTTGATCTTACCATAAGTTGTTCCACCCATATCAAAACCTTTGGCACGGATTTCTTCTTGTCTAGTCAATTCTTCCAAAACTCCACCTCCTTTAATATCCTGCTAAATTCATAATATAATCATAGGAAATTAAATTCTCGTCAGTATATGGAATTTCTATTAATTTGAAATCATGTATAGCACAAAAACGTCGTTTCATGTTATCATTATACTATTGTTGGAAGAAGCCTTTTTTACCACCGAATTTTGCGCTTGGCTCATAATGCTATTTACCTTGATATTCGATAATAAAATCAATTCTTCCATCATCATCAAAAACAACAAAATCAAATCTCAAAGGGCGACCATTTGGACTCCTTAAGTCTTGGAAAGTATACTCCATTTTGAAAGGGAGTTCTGCTTCCTTCAAGATTTCTTCGATCTTGATTTCGCCTCTCGAAGCTCTCATAATTCACCCTCCTTAATTGTAAAACGCATAATCAGCAACGTTAAACTTCTTCTTCTTTTTCTTTCTATCTTCTTCTTGTTTGATATAGTATAATCCATATTCAAAAGCGGAAAATTTATCCTTCCTAATACCACGATTTGCCTGCTTCAAAATGATGTTTATACCTTCATTTTCTTCACGCAAATTCATCATTTCCTCTTTCAATATGGAAGTTAAGGTAAATGGTTTAAGATATTCTGCCCTTTCCTCAGGCTTCATTTTCTAACCTTTAGCTGTACCTAATAATTTTTCCTTAGCCGCACGTTCATCAATCAAGAATTTTACCTTACCTGCTTGCAATTGTACTTGCGCATTGGTGTGACACTCAGTATTGATCGGCGCATTTGCTTTGATAATATACATAGCATCATATTCAGTATTATTAGTTCTATACTTTTTATAATAGCCTTCATCATCATTTTCAACACCGAAATCTGCATAGAAATCGCCATTTTCATCTTCTTGAGATTTTACCATATAGTCAACAAGACCTAAACCAACACCATTACCATCAATTACAACAGTGCGAGCCTTGTATCTATAATACAACTTCTTTATCATAATAGCTTGTTCTTCCATATGAGTATCAGACATTGTATAAATATTTACAAGTGATTTGATTGCGGGTCCTTGCGCCTATGGCGTTACTTTGAAGACACAAATAACTGAATCGCATCCTTTACGGCCTACGTCAACTGATAGTATATAGTAAGCACCGGCCGCACTTCGACCAGAATGTTCGTATTCAGGTTGTAATAATTTTCTATTTCTTGTAAAATGTTCTCCGTTAAAGAATGCATCTTCAACTGTTCCAGACCACTTACTCTCATACTCTCGATCGAATGAAGCTTCATTGTAAGTACCTTCATTCTTCTGGTCGGTAATAAAGGTTTTACTCTGTAATCCCATACCAACTGGTGTGCGCCAAGTGCCACCTAAGACCATACAACGGTCAGGCTGAGTAACCATACGCACTAAGAAACCAATTAATCTATCATATGGGAATGTTCCCTTATAACCAGCAGTGGTAATATAAATCTGTGATTTATTGAGCGGTTCGCCCTCATTTGTGGTACCATCTTTAGCACGACGAGAAATAGCCATAACTGGAATAATAACCTCTCGAAGGATTTGGTCATCAATACCAACACATTCCTCCATAACGCCGCCATGACGACGCTGACCACGCGTAGATTCACGGGCCGCAAGGTTATCAAGAACAGAGCCATTTTTGAAAACATATCGAACCTTATCTTTACCGGTTAGAGTTTTACCACGACCCCAATCAATCTCACGAGAGAAGCTTGGAATCAATCTACAGATTTCTTCAACTTTGCTCTATAAGATACTTGCACCCTGTTCCTTACCGCCAGAGGTAACAAACAAGTGTGCATCTGGATATAGAATACATCTACACATCAATGCCATAACAGTTAGGAATGATTTAGAATATGCACGAGGGAAAACCGCATATACATACTAATATCTCATAACTGAGCGCAAGAAAACTCTTTGATAAAAATAAAATTGGAACTCTCCATCTTTGGGTTCAGTGCGAGTTCCACGCACCATAAAATCAACGAATAAGTCAGGATATTCTCTCCACCAAGCAACATATTTGCGGATCTCTGGCATTACTGCCTCAACACGCTCGGGCGAAAGACCAATCTTTCGCCGTTGCGTGGATAAATTCAATAAGTCTTGTAGAGCCATTATGCTCCGCCTCCATTCAGAAATGAAGCGTCGGCCGCAGCTTCTTCATCTAAGAAATCATCAAAATCAGAGAAATCCTAATCTTTCAATGTAGCCTCTAAGTCATCTAAGCTGATTTCAACATCATCAATAATATCGGTCTCATCATTAGCCGCGTTATCTTTATCTTCTTTATCAATTTCACGAAGAGCCTTTTCAACCATGTTTGGTAGATTAGTTTCCTCTTCAATCAGAGTTCTTGTATATCTTTGCATATCCGCGATAGTCAAGTCAACTCTATCTTTTGGAGAATCAACATAGTATCTTTCAACATATCCTTCTTTTTCACACATTTCAATCAGCTCGCCAATTGAATCAATGAAATCACCAGATTCCGCTTTATTTTGAGCTGCTGTAAATTTACCAGACTTCATCAAACTGTCATAAACTTTACTCATCTTTTGGAAGCCCTCAATGTCGCCAATGTCGATTAATTGATTCGCCTTTAAAGATGTCTTACATACTAATTTCAAAGTATCAATGTGTCCGGCACCTTGAATATCATATGAGGCCATCATTTCCTCATATAGCTATTCTAATCTAATCCACTCTTCTGGTTTATAGGTTTTACCCCATTTCAAACGAAGATAAGTTTTATCTTCCTCAGTCAAATCATCAACAAAGTCATCTTGACCGCCATTAATTTCTCCAAAATAATCTTCATTACCTTGAGCTAAGAATGGATTTTCTTCAACATAAACCGGCTCTTGTAACGGAGCCGTAGGTACGGGGATTGTAGATGTGGCGATCGCTTGAGCGATTTCCGCAGCTTCATATCCCTAACGCTTCATAGTTTCTTCAATTTTTTTATTTGCAACTTCTTGCAAAAACTCAGTGTCTTTCCAACGATAATCACGATATTGTTTTAATTTCATCTTTGATAAATATCTACCAAGAATAGTCATACCAGTTAATTTAGATTTATCTTTCGCATAACTAACTAATAATTTATTCCACTCATCTGGTACATATGGGACATCACATTCTTGTAAAATCCATAAATAAGTATCAGGATTGAAATTATCAACATGCATTGTAATACACTTTTTACATTGTCTTAATTTACCATCAGGATATTTTTCTAAGTTATTTGAACTATAAAACTAAGAAGCGTCCATTGTTCTATTACATTTTTCACAGTAATAACTTTCAGCCATAATTTTTCCTCCTTTTTATTTAGATAAAAATAGCAGGCAAGAATTATGAACTTTTGGCCTTAGCATTTCGGCAGCACTTACAGATGCTATAAAAACCATCCCGGCTTGTCTTATTCTTGCTAAAGTACTTGTTGTGTGCCAGTTTGACCTGGCCGCATCTACTGCATTTTTTATACTTCCCTTTCATTTCGTTCAGGAAGTACCAATCTAATAAACGATCTTCAGCTTCAGAAGCAATTAGCTTAGGAATTTTATTTCGCCATAAACTGGAAATATATTCTAAACTATGCTTGATACCAAATTCCATTTGAATTTTCTCTTGAATGTCAATGTTTTGTAATCCATCAATTTTATATTCTACAATACGCTCATATAAAGGATACTCCTTTAGTGCGGCGTCCGCAACCCTATCAAAATCATCCATCAAATACCATAGATCTTTTTCAAACTCTCCCCAGCTTTCCTATTTGCATAAGGAATAGTTACATAAGATTGCTTCTACAACTTTTGGATCACATAAAGAAACTCCCTATGGAATTACAAAACCATCATCGTCAAAATCAAAATCATCATCTAAAGGAATAAAATGTCTTGAACGAGTAACTTGAGTACATACGATAGGTTTGCGATATGCATTTTTTAATACATACTAATCCTTTCGTAATTCAATAATTGCACTCTTAATAATATACGCTTCACGTCCGGAGGCACTTTTCAATTTTGTTTCCCACATTTTGATGGCTTCTCTTAATTGCTTCATCCCAGGGATTTCTTCTACATCTTGTTTAGTTATCATTACTTTCGGTTGGAAAATAGTATTCTTATTATTAGTTATCATATTATATATGCCGTCTTCGCCATTCTCCAGTTGGGAAACAAGACCTTCATAGGATGTTTCACGCTTATTGACGGTAGCCATTCGGTTATCAGTCAGTAGTTTGCGCTCCTTTTTCTCTTGTTTCTCCATACAAAGAACTAAGTAATCAGCGAGAGTTTCCAAATAAGCTTCGGAAGGATTCTCGACCTCTGCGAGAATTTTCTCAACCAATTCCTTTCTCTCTTCTGGAGATTCTAAAGTGTAATCTAATTTTATCATCACTTTACCTCCAGTCTTTGATACTACTATTATACCAGAAAAATTTTCTTTTGTCAAGTCGTAGCGAAAAAATTTTCCCAACTTATATATAAAATTTCTAACAATCGGATAAACCAATTCTGCCCTGGTGCACATCACTTGACAACGAAAAAATTTTTTGGTATAATAATTATAAGAAAAAAGAAAGGAATAGAGTATAGACTATGGGCATTGTTATAGCTATCCTCGCGGTGCTACTACTCGGAGCGGCCGCATTTATTTTTTGGTTATTAAAGGTACTAAAAAATACCTTTGTAGTTACGGAAAATCTAGTAAATATAGTACAAGGTAAACCTCCTCGCGCAATGAAAGAAGCTTATGATGGAAAATATTATCCAGCAACAGTAATCGCACAAGTTAAATTTGGTCAACCAAGCGAAGGTAAAGTTGTTGATTGGTCGCTATATGAAAAAAAGAAAATAATCGGATTTTTTATGCTTACAACAGATAAGCCGGAAGATTATTATGGAAAAGAATTTATTGAAAATTTGGAAGAAGAAGAATTAGAAGAGCTTCTCAAACCTGTAATAATCAAAAATGCATTAGTTTATGCAGTAAGGGAGGATGATTGGTTTTGGAAATCAGTGGAATAATTATTATAATACTGTGGACTGCAATGTCACTCTTGGTAATGATTGACTATGCACCATATTGTAAAGATTTAAAGCCAAGCGAACAATTAATTGTTGGTATCATTTTTATAATTGGTGGACCCATTTTTACCATTGCCAATGTCCTTGAAGCTATTCTTAATTATTTCTTACCAGAAGGATGGGATGAAAATGGACCAGGTTAAAAAAGCATATATAGAAATTGGAGAATATTTTCCACATACAATAAAAGAAAAAGAATATCATGTATATTGTTATCCTGAAGATATCTCTGAATGGGAACTCGCAGAAGAGATTATGAACCTCGTTGAGTTCTACGATGAACTGGTCTATCCGATCTACTGGCCGCCGCATATTAGAAAAGAAAAGGTGATTGCATGGATAAATGGATAAGTATTTTATTGACTGTAGAGCATATGTGGGAAGAGTCGCGTGAGCGCATGGTGGCCGCAGAATATCCAATGACAGAATAGTATCGCATTGATAGAGATTTTTACAAAGCACAGCGTATTTTTGATTTATATGGATATGAATGGTTCCGCCGATTCATTGACCGGTGTCCGCACATCCATCATCTCTTAGATGATTATGTTCCTTGTAAAAAAATATCAGATGATTGTCAATGTACAATGTTTTGCCACAAATATGATTTTGAAAAGGGGTGTATGTTAAATGCCACAAAGTAAATGGATTGATAATGCATAGTTAATTCCAGAGGGTAAAACTTATAAAATTGATAGTGCAAGTCGTATTGCATTACCTGCACATATTCGTGCAAAATTTGGTATTGCCCTTGGAGAAGATATGGATTATTATACTACTTTTGTTGATGGTAAGTGGTTTATGTGTGTAACTCAACATATTCCAGTGCCAGGAGAAGAAGCTGAGGATGAAAAAAAATGAGAACTATTTATAAGTATAAACTTCCAAGAGATGGTCAAACAATTACAATTGCAGAATATATCATTGAGGTTCTGTACATCGGCACGCAAGATGGATGGCCTACATTATGGGCGGTAGTGGATACTGATAAAGTCCAAGAGACTGAAGTCGTGGCATGGGGTACTGGTTGGCCGTTACCTGATGATGTTTATTTTGAAACTGACTACTGGGGCACGGCAGAAGATGGCGCAGGATATGTTTGGCATTACTTTGCGGCGACCCGGTCTTCCGATCGTTGGACTGAGGACGCTACATTTAAGTATGTGAACCCGGCCGATAAAGTTGCAGCATTGGAAACTACTGCATAGCCATATAGTCCATACACAATTTCAATTAGCTGTGATGGTAATACAGCGATTGATAATTTAGTAAGTGATAAATTGGCTTATGATCCAACCATTTCCACTGCATGTACTGGAACAATCAGTACAGATACATATCATAATTATAAAGTTGATTTAGATAGAATCATTGGTATGGTCGAGAAGTACGTAGGAAGTAGTGATACGGTAACTAATGCGAGCATCCGATAAAAAAAATTACCGATAGGTCGAAATGGCCTATCGGTTTTATTTTGCCCGTAATCCGAAATCTAAAATCGATTCTGGGATTGTTATGCCCAGACAAAAACAATTTGACCAAATAAAAAAATTTTTTTCCCGAAATACACCCCCGGTTTATGTTTTCTATCTGAGGAAAAACACAAAGTCTATAGTCTGTGAAATTTCTGAGAAAACGCTGGTGAAGGCCTCCACCCCCACACAATCAGCGAGCCGCTGACAGGCGGCGAGGCCGTAGTTTGCATAAATAATCTGCTTACGAAAAAATTTTTGTGCAAAATGACGAAGAAAATAAATAAAAAAATTTCCCAAAACCTCTTGACAACTCGCTGTCTTTGTGCTATAATACAGATACAAAGAAGAGAGAGAGGTACACAAAATGTACGAATGGCAGGCAGAGATTGAAAGAGAACACAAGGCACAGAAGAAGAGATGGAATGGTAAGGTCATCACTACTGGTAGACAGTGGGCAGAGAACGCAGATGGTGCAAGAGAACCTGCCAATTACAGCTATGATAAAATCTGGGATGCAGTGAGAGATTACCAAGACAGCAGACAGTGGAATTAATCCCCACAGAAAGGACACAAGACAATGAAGACTTACGCAAGATACAAGTACACCACAGACTACACAGCCAAGCGCATTGGCGCAGGCTGGCACATCGTAGAGAGAGAGTATGTGCAATACTATCCTTCTGGCAGACACAATACATTGGTGATCAATGGTTGTGCAGTAAAGGCTTGCCACTGTGAGATAGTACAAGTCATTGAATAAATAATAAAAAAAAGCTTGACAAATAATCACTCTTGTGCTATAATAAAGGTACAAAGAGAGAGGAGAGAAACACAATGAATGCTTACTGGATGAATGAACTTGTTTACGAAGGAACTACTTGTCCCGCTTGGCTTGGCTGGACTTTGATTGGTCTGGTAGCGCTTTTTATTATTGCCACAATTACTACAATTATTTTAGTAAATAAATAAAAAAAATGCTTGACAAATAAATCTTTGTGTGTTATAATAAAGACACAAAGAGAGAGAGGTAAGACACAATGATCAATGTAAGAACAATCAAGAAGCTCGCTAACAATGAAGGCTTGACCATTAAGGCAGGCAAAGTCATCACATACAAGAGCGGCTGGCAGGTCGCTGACTATGGTGTAGAAGCACACACAGCAGAAGAGTGCATCAAGGCAGTGCGTATGATGAAGGGCAACTGCGGTGTATGGTACAGTGATGGCGTGTACTACATCGACCACAGCTACCGAGTAAACACCAAGAGAGAGGCAATGTCCATTGGTAGAGCACACAATCAGATAAGCGTCCTTTGCTGGAAGACTATGGGCTTAGCGTACTGCTAAGCCTTTTTGCTACGCGCGCCCACGGATCTGGCGCGCGTTATTTGCGCTAAATAAAACCTACAGAAAAATAAAATTCTGCAAAATAATTTATAAAAAGGTATTGACAAATCCCGAAACCTGTGCTATAATACAGATACAAACAAGAAAGGAATTGATTACCATGAAAGAACAGATTAGAGAACTCCTCGCCCACCATCCCAACGGACTTCGCCTGCGTGAGATTGCGATGTACCTGCAGGTCAATCGCTTCTCCCTCATCAACCTGCTTGATGAGTTGAAAAAGGCGGGTGTCATCACTGGTATCGGAGTGAATAACTTCGTACAGGGTGAGAGTTACATCCTCTGGAAACTGGCAAAATAAATTGCCAGTTTCCAAAAAGAACTCTTGACAAAATAAAACATCTGTGATACAATTAAGGTACAAAAAGGAAAGGAAATGAATACCATGTACAAGACTTTACAGAACATTTACAAGCAACTGCGTGAGCAACGCACCGCAATCTACTGCACGGACAATGATGACAATGCCGAGTATGTAGCAAACCACTTCCGCAAAGAGAAGTATAAAGTCGAAGTAAAGAACAACTGCTGTGTGACCATCTCCAAAAGATGGTGGATGAAATAAGGGGGTAAATAAAATGACTACTATGAAAATGAGCTACCACGCAAGAGTTGAGCGACTGGACCGACTGGTTGCTTGCATGACCCACATCGGCTACAATGAGTTTGCCTACGAAATCCCCGACCCTCGGTCTCCCAGCCACATCTACACCATCACCGACACTGGCATTATTCTTGTGCGGGGGGCAGATGATGGAACAGTGGTAACTGGCTACATGGCTACCATCAAGAAGCTGACCGCAATCTTCAACGGCAATGTTCCTACTGGTCTGAAAAAGGTTGTTGTCCGCAACGAAAAGAAATACGCATTTCTTCTGAAAATGTAAAAAATGGGGGTTGACAAAACCCCCAACCCATGTTATAATTAAGGTACAAAAAAGAAAGAGGTACAGAGCAATGACTGAATTTGAAATCATTAAGAAAGCACTGGCAAGAGTAAGAGCAGATGTAGAAATCTACGATTTCCCCACATCCAAAAGCATTCACATCCCTGTCGATACTCTGCTTGACCCCAACGCAGAACTGGAACTGGAATTTGATGGCGAAGGCAAGCTGATAAATACTTTTGTTTGGGACTAAAAAAGTCCTTGACAAATAGTAAATGTTGTGGTATAATACAAGTACAAAGAACAAGGAGTGATTGAAAATGGCTAAGAAGAATAAGAAAGTCGACCGCAGAGCCTTCAAGAAAACTGGTGAAGAATTACAGCAATGGCTTATCTTCACTCGCAGAGGTAGCAAAGTCGAAAGCGGTAAGAAGTACAACCGCCAAAAGTTCAAGAGAGGTGATAAAGAATGATGAATGAAGTCCGCTATGCAGACCTACTGGATAAACTGGGAGAAATGAGCCAAGCCCAGTTGGCAGGTCTGCTAACCGCCACAGAAGACCGAATGACAGAACGGCTCGACCGCTTCAAGTATCTGTGCGGACAGGTCAAGATGTATCTCGATGTAATTTTCGAAGAGTTCCCCAACTCTAAACTGCCATTGACCAAAACCACCGCAGGCGAAATTGATTTAATGGACTACATCGTGCCAAGCGATTTCGTAGAAAAATGTGAAATTGGGGATTGACAAATCCCCAATTCTATGCTATAATCAAGGTACAAAAACGAAAGGAAATGATGAAGATGAAAGCAACTGGTATCATTCGTAGAGTGGATGACCTCGGCAGAGTGGTTATCCCCAAGGAAATCCGCAGAACTCTGAAAATCAAAGAGGGCGACCCCCTTGAGATTTATACCGAAAGGGATGCGGTTGTGTTCAAGAAGTACGGGGTTGACCTCGTTGGTGAGGCTAACTCCCTTTTGGAGAATGTGGTCTGCTATCTCGACGCAGACGCACCCTGCCGTGATGAAGTGCGGATGGCACTTGAACGGGTAGTTCTCCTGCTGAAGAAACAGAAGAAGGAGGAAGAACAATGGTGAAGATACTCGACCAGCGCCAAGAGCGCGGTATCCGCTTCAGCGAGATAAGTAAGGGGCAGACCTTTTGGTCTCCTACTTACCTCTGCTTCATGCTGAAAATTGAAGAGTGCGGTTGCGATGAGTGCGACGGCTTTGTAAATGCGGTCAGCCTGTCCGAGGGCAGTATCTACGGCATTGAGCCGACCGAAATCGTTGAGCCGTGTCACGCAGAAATCAAAATCTTCAACTGAGCGAGGGGTCAAACCCTCGCTTTTTCTATTGAATTTTCGGCCGCGCGCCCACGATTGTCATGGGCGCGAATTTCCATTATACCACAGCCCCAGCAATTTGTCAATAGGCAATTTCAACAAAATAATCATCCCACAAAATCCCGAATTTGTGCAACATTACCAGTTGACTTTGTGTGCGGTCTGTGGTATACTATCATTGTCAAGAGGGAACGCAAACTGTGGCGCGAATGTAGCGCCCGATTCAGGAGAAGCGGTACCGACAATAACAGAGCGAAAAAAGTTGAAAAAATTTCAATTTCCCTCTTGACAAATCACCCAAGTTGTGATACAATAAGGGTGTCAAGGGGGAGGGAAACCCCAATCGAGTATCCTCCCCAGTAGCTCCCTCGCGAAAAGGTGAGAAAAAGTTGGGAAAACCCCTTGACAAATCCCTTAGAGTGTGATACAATAAGGGTACAAAAGGCGAGGGTAAGGCAACCGCGAAGATGGCGGATTCCCACGAGAGTATGTAAGACCATTACCCGATGACCCGACCGCAAGGTGTTCCTGTTTGCGGTATACAAATGTGAACCAGACCCCACAGGCTGAAAAAATGTTGGGGATACGCAGGATACAAAAGCCACCACCCCTACTGCGGGAGAAGGAAAACTACCCCGGAAAACCACGAGGTTCTCGCCAAGTATCTTCTCGGAAAAATATAAGACTTGGCAAAAAAAATGCTTGACAAACAAATCAAGTTGTGCTATAATTAGAGCATCAAAGGAAGCCGAAAGGAAATGATTGAAATGGTACACGCAATTCACCCCACCCCCACCCTCACAATGCAGGACTACCGCAATGGAAATGACCTTGTTGGTGCATACAAGAGATACCAGTCAGCCACTAAGAATTGGCAAGGTCGTTGGTGGAAAGTAGTCGAGGACATTTTCAATGCCTGCACCGCCTGGGCAAAATACTTCATCCTTGACCCCATCAAGCGAGAGCTGAAAAAGTTGGGCAGAGGTCGCATCCCAAATCCTGCCACTCTTGTCAATCACAATCTGATTTTTAATGTTCCGGCAGAGGGTTGCGGTGCTTACATCGTTCAGCATTTCAACAAGAAAGGCAAGCACCTGTGGATTAAATGCGGAAAGGCTGACGATGCAATCCGCAGACTAAATCAGCATTTCACAGTTGACTACGCAAACGAAGCTGACAGCGGTGTGGTGCTTGGTTGGTATCCCTGCAAAAATAAAAATCACGCACTCGCTATGGAAGATGTTATCCGTGACCACTTCGAGAAAAAAGGTCTGACCCTCTTGGGCAATGACCGCTTCCCCGAACTGCGAGAAATCACCGCAGAAGATGTGGCAGAACTCAACCGCAAGGCTGAAATTTTGGCAACGATTTTCTAAAAATAAGGCTTGACAAACTCCCAAATCTATGATACAATAACAGTACCAAAAGGAAAGGAACTGAATACTATGGACAGCTTACAAACTATTCTCTACAATGTTTCCGCAGGTGTGGAACTCTCTCCCTCGCAGGTGCGTGAACTCTCCGCACTGGTTTCCCTCGGCTTCAACACAAGAGGTCGCATCGACAGAGACTACGAACTGCGCTCCGACATTCTCGCAACAATGCCCCTCGGTGTGCCTCTGCGTGTAAAGGAAATCCAAGCACGCAACGGCAAAGTTGACGACTACTCGGTGCAGAAAGTCGCCGCCGCACTCAAGGCTCTGGTGTGGGCTGGTGTGGTCGAACGGCAGAAAACCGATGAAGTCGAAAAGGTTACCATTCAGCGGTGGGTTGGTTGGAAGAGGGGCGTTTCCTCTCCTTACAAGGACGAAGAAATCCTCGTTCCCATCATCAAGTTTGTGCGGATTATCTGAAAATGGGGGTTGACAAAACCCCCACAATCTGCTATAATAATGCCAAGAGGTGAGAACAATGAAAACAGCGGCTCAAATCGCCCAAGAGTGGCAAGCGCAGTTGAGAGACCCGCGCATTCGTTGCCCTAACTGCGGAAGTAGCGCCCAAGCGGAACTGGTATACCTGGACTCAACAAGCAACCACAAAGACAAAACAGACGAATACATTTGCGGGTGCGGGTGTCGGTTTTCGGCACGCTTTGCACTCATTCAAACCGACATACTGGAAATCGAAGCGCCCTATCATTAGGGCGCAATTTTCAGCTCAAAATTCGGCGGCGCGCTATCGGTCCTGGCGCGCCGATTTTCGTCAGAATAACCAACCCCAGGATTTATTTTGGGGAATAATTTGTGCAAATTGATTATTGACAAATCCCATAATGCGTGTTATAATTAAGACACAAAGAACAAAGGAGATGCAAACTATGTGGATTTTCGCAGTAATTAGTGCCATTCTTGGCTTAGGATGCATTAGCTATAATCAAGAGAATAATGTCAAGCACAACATTCTGCTTGGCTTCGTTGGCTACACCCTTGCGGTGCTTGTACCAGTTGCAATAATTGGCGGATTTTATTTCTAAAAACCCCTTGACAAATAGTAAATGATGTGCTATAATTAAGGTACAAAAAGGAAAGGAAATGAAAACTATGAAGACTATGAACATCACCATCAACTTCGATATGGACGGAACAATCGCTGACCTGTACGCAAACCCCAACTGGTTGCCCCTGCTCCGAGCCTACGACCCCACTCCCTACGCAACGGCAAAGCCTCTGCTCCGCTTGTGCGACCTCGCCCGCAAGCTGAATACTCTCCAGAGAAACGGCTACCGCATTGCGGTAATCAGCTGGCTCAGCAAGGAAAGCACTGCCGAGTATGATGAAGCCGTTACCAATGCAAAACTGGAATGGCTTGCAAAGCACCTGCCGAGCGTCAACTGGGACGAAATCACAATCGTTCCCTATGGCACTCCGAAAGAAAATTTCTGCCACAACCCCCTTGACATTCTGTTTGACGATGAAGAACGCAACAGAAACAACTGGACGGGCAGAGCCTATGGAGTTGAAAACATCTTGGAAATTCTCAGAGAAATCTGAGAATTTTTTTTGTGCATTTTGCCTATTGACTTTTGAGCCGAGCGCGCACGGCCCACGCGCTCGGAATTTGGCATAATAAACAACCCAGGCAATTATTTTAGGCAAAACTTTGTGCAATATTCACAATTGACATTTCCCGCAATGTGTGATAGAATACTATCAGAAAGTGAGGCGAGAAGAATGCTGAAACGAGGAACTAAGTTCCGCATTGCCCCTTACGGTGTGTGCGTGGTGTCCAGTTACGATGATACCAGCGGTAAATACATTATGAGGGTGTGGAACTCAAGCGAAACTTTTTACGCAAGTGCGGAAGAAATTGAAAAAAAGTGCTTGACAAACCGTTAAATCTATGATACAATGTACTCACAGTTGAGGGAGCGACGGCAAACCCACAACACACTAATGAAACGAGGTAAAGACCAATGAAAACAATGTACGCAACCCTTGATACCGAAACAGTTGGCGGTATCGACCACCCCAAGGGATTTTACAATGTGGGTGTGGTTATCCACGATAGAGAGGGCAACATCTGTGCGACCACTTCTCTGTTGGTGATGGAGTTCTATGACGAAATCAAGAACGACGACTACGCAAAGAAGAATTTCCACATCTATGCCGAGCGACTGGCAAGGGGCGAAATCTCCGCAGTTGCCACCGAAGCCGAAGCACTCAACATCGTGCGAAATCTCCTGCGTTTTTATAATGTCAAGTACATCTGTGCTTACAATTCCGCTTTTGACCTCTGCAAGACCTGTTGCCGTGAGTTGGCTGACGAGTTCCAGTTCATCGACCTTTGGTTGATGGCATTGCAGACCATTACTCATCAGAAAGGCTATGCCAAGTTCTGTCGAGAGAATGGCTACAAGTCCAAGGGTGGAAAGACTTGTGCCACCTCTGCCGAAAGTGTGTACGCATACATCAGCGGAAATGGTGAGTACATCGAGGAACACACCGCACTGGCTGACGCACTGATTGAAATGGCAATCTTTGTGCGGTGTGTCCGCACCCACAAGCACTATACAAAGAATGTGCATTGTTGGGATTGCACCGAGCGAAACAAGGTATTCCCCAAGTGGGCGGTGTAACAACCGCCCAACCCCCAAAAAAAAGTTGAAAAAACCTCTTGACAAACCGCCAAAAGTGTGCTATAATGAGTTCATCAAAGGAAAGGAACTGATAACTATGAAAAACTTCAACTACTCTGTCATCATCACTACCGAGGACAACCGCTTCACCTACGAAACGAATGATGTGCGTGAGGCAATCCGAGCCGTGTTTGAGTGCGACTTCGAGGACGCTCACATCTGCATTTGCAACGGCTACACGGGCGAGGTTCTGTACCACAATGGTGAAGAGCCGTGGTGTACCGATGAAATGGCACTGATGATGCTCGGCTTTGTGGTCGAGCAGGCAGGTGCCGAGGAAGAAGAGGACGAGGACAGCAACCTGCCCACCTGCGGAATGTGCGGTGGTGATGTGGTTAATGGGGTCTGTGAGTTCTGCGGTCGCAAGGTCGAACCCTACACCGAACGCATCCCCTACATTGGTGAGGTAATGGTTGCTCTTGCCAAGCAGATGGCTGACGAGCTGGGGGTTGAGGTTATCCCCCTGCCCGGCAGGGACTTGGATGTGTCCCCTTGCTTACTCCCCATTCCCAAGGATCTGCCCTCCTAATGGCTCTTGAGGGGTCGAGCCAATCGACCCCATCCCACTTGAAAATCCGCTTGGTGGTGCTTGCGGATTAGACAATTCATAATCTCCTTTCTGGCGGTCCGCCACTCCAAAATGGGGTGGCGGATTGTCGGCTTTTTCGGCGACTCGCTCACGGGCGCGCGAGCCGAAATTTTATTATACCACAGACCCCAGCAATTTGTCAATAGGCAAACCGCACAAATAAATCAGCGCAAAATCTCCCATAATTGTGCAACATTACCACTTGCATTTTGGCTCAAGATGTGATAGAATACTATTGTCAAGAGGGGACAGCAACTCCCCACAGCCGTGAGGTTGAGCCACAGAATGGCGAAAAAAAGTTGAAAAAACCTCTTGACAAACGGCACAAGATGTGCTATAATGAGTATGTCAAGAGGGGACAGCAACTCCACTCGGTAGGTCGGGTCAAGTTGATGGACAGACCGAAACGAAAAAAAGTTGAAAAAACCTCTTGACAAACCCCACAAAGTGTGGTATAATGAGTGTGTCAAGAGGGGAACACATCGAGATACTCCCCTATGGATTGGTGGAAACGGAAACACTGCGGATTGAAACCAAGACCCATTGACCAAGTATGTTCGCCAAAGGGTAGAACGAACGGCAGAATGGTGCGGTAGACTCAGGGCAAGTAAGGACAGAATACAATCCCAATGACGGCATGAGGTCTGTTGTATAATGAAAAAAGTCCGGAATTTTTTCAGAAAACCTCTTGACAAATTCAACCACTTGTGGTATAATCTAAATGTAATCAAGGACAGGTTCAAGTCCCTAAAACCGAAAGGAATTGATAACTATGGCTAACACTACCTCTACCCCCAAGCTGACCAAGACTCAGAAGTTCGCTATCATCGCCGAACTGCCCGAGGTCAAGTCCAATCCCATGCTGAGCGAGTTCATCGCCCATGAGGTGGAACTGCTCAACAAGAAGAACTCCGCTGAGAAGAAGCCCACCGCTCAGCAGACTGCCAACGAGGGCATCAAGACCGCCATTCTGAACGGCATGGAGAGCGGTAAGGCGTACACCGTCACCGAGATCATCAAGTCCGTTCCCGAGTGTGCCGACCTCACCAACCAGCGTGTTTCCGCTCTGATGCGTCAGATGGTGGAGAGCGGTGCGGTGGTGCGTACCGAGGACAAGCGGAAAGCCTACTTTACCAAGGTAGGCTAAGCCGACCGCCCAAGGGGGAGAGAAATCTCCCCCACCCACCCCGAAAAAAGTGCTTGACAATCGGGGTAAACTGTGCTATACTGTAAGTACAGAAAGGAAGTGAACCCCGATGGAAGAGAAAATCCAAAAGCTGATGAAGTCGCTGAACATCAGCCGAGAAGAGGCAATCGACCTCATCGAAGAAGATAAGCGAATCGACAGGGGCGAAAAGTTGTACGAACTTGACCCCGAACTGGAAAAGGGTGCGAAAAAGGCAAGACAAGCCGACCGCAAGAAGTCCGACACTCCCACCAAGAGAGAGCGAAAGCCGAAACCCGAAAAGGCTGAAATCTGCTCCGCTATGATGGCAGGACTTGCGGAACTGGGTGTGGCTGATTTCAACATCACCAACCCCGAGCGAGAGTTCCTATTCACCCACAACGGCACGAAGTACAAGGTCACCCTTGCGTGCCCCCGTTCCTAAGGCTCTCTGAGTGGGGTCGAGCCTATCGACCCCCATCCCAGCGGGGCAGAAAGAAGACTGCCCAACTGCGGCAAGGGGGTTTTACTGTGGTCGTAGAGCCTAGCCAACCGAATCAAACTCCGAAAAAACTCCCCAGTGTTTGACCACGGCACTGGGGAGCGGTTTTGTGCATTTTGACGAAAAATTTGGCCGGGCGCTGACGTGCGTGGCGCCCGGAATTTGCATTATTATACATCCCACACAAATTTTTATTCAGAAAAAAAGTTTTACAAAACCCCTTGACAAATCCCGAAAGGTGTGCTATAATTTAGATACAAACCAAGGAGGTAATGACCTATGATGAACTGCTTAATCAACCAACTCGACCTGCACCTGCATAACTGCAAAAAGTTCGGTGAGAACCACTTCCCCACCGCCCGCACCTACTTCGACCAAGCTTTTGGTATGTTACTGATGGCTTGTGCCTACGACCCCAACAACTGTGCCAAGTATGAACAGCTGTGGAACGAAACCTACAAACCTGCTTTTGAAAAAATAGTTTTCAAAATCTAAAAAAAGGGGTTGACAAACCCCACAAAGTATGCTATAATGTAATCACGGTTGGGGGAGCGATGGCAAACCCCCAATACAAAAATGAAATGAGGTAACTACTATGTATCGTAACACTTTTTCTCACACTGTCCCCACCATGTTCGCACTGGCAAAGGTAACCGAGCAGTTTCTGCAGAGCCTGCCTGCCGAGTTCACCAAGAAGCAGTTTGACGAACTGCGTAAGAGTTGCAAGGAACATCCGCTGAGCCTGCAGACCTGCCGCGAGTATGGCTTCATCGTTGTAGCTCGCACCGAGCCTGCCACCTACACCAAGGAAGAGAGTGTGTGGGTTGACTCCAAGGGTCGCAAGTACAACGAAGAGGAAATGGGTCTGTTTGACCGCAGAGCCATCGCCACTCTGTTTGACCGCCCGGACTTTGTAGACAGATGGGGTTCTATCTACACTCTGCCTTACCACGAAGAGCCTGTGGAACACGCCTGCGAGCGTAACATCTTCCGTTTCAATGTGGAAAAGTTCAAGCGTTTTCTCGCAGAAAACGCTTGACAAATCCCCCAAAGTGTGCTATAATCAAAGTACCAAAAGACGAAAGGAAATGATACTATGTTAGAAATCCTGCTCTCTGTACTCATTACTTGGATGGTAATGGGTGCCCTCTACACTTGGAAAGAGGAAACCTGCAACAACACTCTGTGGAACATTTTGGACTATGCCATCTCTCTGCCGTGGGTGGTGCTGACGGGTATCTTCATCATCATCTGGTATCCGTTTATGCTGATTTGGAAGTTCATCCGCAACGCAGTCAAGCCAGTAACCCAAGAGGCTTGGGATAGGGTCAAGATTGAGAAGTATTTCAAGATTGGCAACCTCTACATCTGCTACGACCAAAAGGCAAGAGCATTTTGCAACAAGCTGTTCCTTGTGCGAATTGCCAAACCGAGAACCGCAATCGCTCACGACCCTGTGTTGATTGTGATTGATGAGCCGAGTGTTCCCGAGGGTGAGTTCCGCATTGGCAAGGGGGAGTAACATCCCCCACAACCCCCATCCGTGTTCGCGGGTGGGGGACATTTTTTGGCCGGCCCTTCACGTACGCGCGGGCCGGTTTTTCGGCAAAATAACCAGTTTCAACAATTTTTTGGGTAAATCTTTTGTGTAAATTGACACTTGACATTTCCCGTATTTGTGGTATAATACTAACAGAAAGTGAGGTAAATAGAATGAATACAAAACTGCTCTTAGTGTTCGTTGTACTGAACATCGCCAATGTCATCATTCAAACTGTAAAATCTATCGCCACTGTCAAGTGCGGAAAGGCAACCGCCGCAGTTGTCAATGCAGTTGCCTACGGTCTGTATACTATCGTCACTGTCTATTTGATGTGTGAACTTGACCTTTATCTCAAAGCAGGTATTGTTGCCTTGTGTAACCTTGTCGGTGTCTATGTGGTAAAACTGATTGAGGAAAAGGCACGAAAGGATAAACTGTGGAAAGTGGAAGCAACCGTTCCTGCCAAGTACCAAGGTGCGGTGCATTTCGATTTGAAAGACATTCCCCACAACTACATTGAGGGTGTCGGCAACTACACCTTATTCAACTTCTACTGTGCGACCCAAGCCGAGAGTGCGAAAGTCCGTGACATTATCAATCAGTACGAAGCCAAGTACTTTGTGAGTGAAAGCAAGACCCTGTAAAAAGGGTCTTGACAAACTCAATAATCTGTGCTATAATAACCACAGAAAGGAAGTGAATGAAATGATGAATTTCTTATTTGAAGATACCATCGATGGTGGTTTCTTCTTTGTACAGTGCAACAGTGTAGAAGAGGCTTACGAAATCATTTGGGAAGAAATCGCTTGCGAACATTCCGGCTTGGTGATGGGGTGTTCCGATGTTCCCGACTGGTACGACTATCTCGGTGAGTACACCGACGCACAAACGGAAGCAATGGGATACGACACATTTTGAGCGAGGGGAAACCCTCGCTTTTCCCATTAAGATTTGGCGGCCCGCGGACGTATGTGCGCGGGCAGAAATTCCATTATAACAGACCCCCAGCAATTTGTCAAGAGGAAATTTTGCACAAATAATCATTCTGTAAAATCCCGTTATTTGTGCAAATTACTACTTGCAATTTGCGGTGCGATGTGGTACAATTAAGGAGCAATGAGGGTGAGCAACAACGCAGGACAGAGCGAGCCGAGCGAAAAAAAAGTTGAAAAACCTCTTGACAAATGCCCCAAGATGTGATACAATGTAAGAGCAATGAGGGGAACACCCCAAGCCAAGCGGTTGAAAAAAAGTTGAAAAAACTTCAAAAAACCTCTTGACAAACCGCACTGAATGTGCTATAATAAGAACACAAAGAGGGAAACCTCTTGTGAATATTACCGACAGGTTCAAGTCGTAAAAACCGAAAGGAAGTCGATACTATGGCTACTAACACTACCTCTACCCCCAAGCTGACCAAGGCACAGAAGTTTGCTATGCTCCGTGCCATCCCTGCCGTTGCGGAGAACGCAATGCTGGTCGAGTTTATCGACCACGAGGTCGAGTTGCTGACCAAGAAGAACTCCGCTGACAAGAAGCCCACCGCACAGCAGGTGCAGAACGCAGGTATCGCCACCGCCATCGTCGAGGGTATGGAACCCAACCGTCTGTACACCGTTACCGAGGTCATCAAGTCCATCCCTGCGTGTGCTGACCTGACCAATCAGAGGGTGTCCGCCCTGCTCCGCCAGTTGGTCGAGGCTGGCAAGGTCAAGCGTACCGAGGACAAGAGAAAGGCATACTTCTCCCTTGTCTAACCCTGCCGAGGGTCGAGGGGGCAATCGCCCCCTCAAAACTCCCTCTTGACAACCTGCCCCAAGTGTGCTGTACTATGTAATGAAAGGGGGCAACCACTATGGAAACGCAAGTTGACCGCATTATGAAAAATCTGCGTTGTAGCCGAGAGGAAGCCGAAGCCGTACTTGCCGAGGACAAGAAGATAGACCGAGGGGAAAAGGTCGATTTTGACTTGACCGACGAGCAACACAAGCAGGCTATGAAGAACGCCAACGCAGGCACACGCACCGCCAAAGAGGGCAAAACCGCACGAAAAGCACCAGAAAACCCCACAAAAGAGGGTGTAATTGCTAAAATTGCGGAGTTTTTGACCGAAAATGGCTACAATTCCGTCGAAATCACCAACAAAACACGGCAAATCGCCTTCAAAATTGGTGAAGATGCCTACGAATTGACGCTAATCGCTAAACGCAAGCCGAAAAGTTGAGAAAAACCGCCTAAAATGGGCGGTTTTTCGCGTTTTTGTGTAATTTTTTGTGCGGTTTACATAATTTTCGGCCGCCCGCAGACAAATGTCGCGGGCGTTATTTAGCATTTTGCACAACCCAGGCATTTTTTCAAATCGAATTTTTGTGCACTATTACCACTTGCATTGTCCCGCAATTATGGTATAATACTATTGTCCGATGGGGATGGGCTGGCTAGGAAAGTCAGAGGATGCTTTGGTCTAAGCCTTCATCCTGCCGAGGGTGTGCAAGGGGGTTCGATTCCCCCCATCTCCACCAAAAAAAGTGCTTGACAAATGGCACAAAGTATGCTATAATAAGTTCATCAAATGAAGGAGATTGATACCCATGAGAAACATTAAACTTTTCGAGCGTGAGTTGGCGCTCATCGTAAATGAAGACCTGCGCATGGCTACCAAGTCTTATCTGGAAGAAGCCACACCTGACTACTTTTGGACGGACGGCGCATCCAGTTCCGGCAAGTATCATCCGAAGTTCGCCCACGGCATCGGCGGTACTATTCGCCACACCAAGGCAGTTGTGATGTTTGCAGAAGAGTTGCTCCGCATGAGTTCCTATGCGTACATGAGAGCAGAGTACAAGGATTATGTCATTGTCGCCTGCCTTATCCACGACACGAACAAGTACGGCATCAAGGACTTTGACAAGTCCCAGTACGCAGACCATGCACGAAACGCCGCCGAGAGTTTCACCCATTGGTGCGAGGAACAGTACGGATTTACTCCCCATTTCTTGCTGACAAATGCGGTTGCAAGCCACATGGGGCAGTGGTCTACCGACAGAGAGGACAGACCTTTTACTTCCGTAGACAGATGTGTTCACATGGCGGACTACATGGCAAGCCGTTCTTTCATCGACATTCCTGCAATCAGCGAGGAATACAGCACGATTGCGTGCGAATGGGCGGCTCAAAACCACGAACTGCCTTTCTAAAAAAAACGAAAAAGGGGGTTGACAAAACCCCCAAGGTATGCTATAATACATTCAGAAAGTGAGGTGCAGATTATGAACTGCTTGAAGTGCCCTAACTACTGGAAAACCGACATTGACGAAACCAAGTGCGACCAGTGCGGAACGCAAGAACAGCCGACCGCAGACCCTAAGGAAAGCGAGGACAAGAACAATGGCTAAAAAGCATCTCGGCTGTGCCGATAGCAACTGTGGCTACTACTGGCAAGATGAAGGGGAAGACCACCCTTCCTGCCACTACCCCAGCGATAGCCCTTTCCCCGCCCCCTGTGAAGAAGATGACTGGGATGCCGAACCTGCAGAGGAGGACGAGGACTATGAGTAGATGTTGGCGTTGCTCCCATGTGGGACAGGAAACCACGGACGATGTGGCCTGTTGCAATCTGTGTGAAGAGGGTGACGAGTGTTGGGACTTCTTCGACCCCGTCGAAGACCCTTACAACGAGGATGACCCCTATGTAGTAACAAACCCCATGGCTCATTATTGAGTCATGGGGTCATTTTTTGGCGGGCCGTACACTAGCGCTTCCGGCCCGAATTTCGATTTGTCAAGTGATTTCAAGTATTTTTTCACAAAATGCGGCCGGGGCGAACATCCGTTCGGATTCCCGAAACTCGACGGGCCGAGGACGCCAGTACTGGCCCGATTTTCCGATCGGTACACCCCATATGCAAATTTTCTGCTACTTCTAGCGACCTCTATATGGCCTCAATTTTTCCCGAAAACCAAGTCCCCGCAGGGCCGATCGGGAATCCGCATATGGCCGATCTATTTGTATAAAGCCGATCGGCTTATTATTATTCTCTTCCATTATAATTATAACATATTTTTTTATAAAAATCAACCCGATCGGGAAATTTAGTTTTTTTTAATATTATACCAAAAAAATTCTTATTTGTCAAGGCCGCACCGACCGCAATTGACTTTATAAAAAAAATATGATATAATAATAATACAATAAAGAAGAAATGAGGTATATACCAATGATTAGTGAAAAGGATATCCTGGCCCGTCTGCGCAACGGTGAGTCTATGGATACTATCGGGCAGTCTATTGCCGACGTGCTGAACGCCGCTCAGAGTGCCTATGATGCTGAGGTTGAGGCCACCAAGAAGGCCGAGGCCGCAAACGCTCTGGCTACCCAGAAGCGCGAGCTGGCCGAGGAGTTTATTCATCTTATGCAGAGATACGGTGACCTGGTTTGTCCCGGCAGTCGTGACATTCTGTCTGAGTACACCGATGAAGACCTGGACGAAATGATCGCCGCAATCGATCAGATGTTCAATCTACTTCAGTTTGCAATTCAGATGCGCGCCGCCTTGGAAGAGAAGCCCCAGACCAAGAGCCACATTACTCCCGCCACCCACGCTTCCAAGAGCGATGATGAAGTATTAGCCAATTTCATCAAGAGTTTGGTCTAAGTGAAGAAACTCTCACAAGAAGGCTATAACTAAGAGCGTAGCTACCAAGAGAAGAGCTAGCGCAATATGATTTCAATCCCGAGGACTTTCCATGGTCCCCGGGATTTTTTATGTTTGGAAACTGATAGGGTGACGATAACGATGACGGGCAAATTGATCGATGAGTCTAGGCCCCGATCGGCCACCACACTCCACTAACTTTGTACCATATAAAACAAAAAAAAGGAGAGGTTTTACCCTCTCCTTCTCAATATTAAATGTATTGCCACAATGCCAAGAGCATAACCAATGCACCAGCCAATTATGAATTCAATCATCCCTTAGCTTCCAGTCCATAGTTGAATCCATCCAAGAGAGAGTCAACGGTCATCTCTCTCGCATTCTTCAATACGGCATCTACATCAATGCCAATCTTGACATCTCCAATAGGCCCACAATCTGCGGCCGCTGCTGTTCCGTCACACTGACTTGCAGTCTTTCCGCATACTGCATGAGCCTGTTCCTTGTAATACTGCGGACTCTGGTATTCCTGCACGTAAGATCTGGGACTGCGATACTCGTCCACATTGCCGGCTTCACTTACAGTACCATATTCAAACCAGTCGCCATTCTTGTAACGTACAATCTTATTATTGTCATCATAGACAATATAATAGACTCCGCTACTCTTATTCTTCAGTCCATGCTGAGAAGAAGCGAACACCGGCACTCCGTGCCAGTTGCCGACTCTATTTCCACCTTGATCTGCACTTTTCAAATTACTATATGAAAATTTCATTTCAATTTTCCTTTCGTTTTTCATTTCATTTTTTCAAATGAAAAATCATTTTTTCAATTCATTTTTTCATTTCATTTTTTCCTACAATTATTATATCAAAAAATAATTAAAAAATCAAATGGGAATTTTCTTCGCCCTCTTCTTTAACTTTAGTATAGTCATAAGGTATTTCAGAAACTGGTACTATATAAATAGCAGGATCTCCACTTACCATATATAATTTAATCTCTTCAGCATCATATGGTAAATCCTCTATACTACCTATCTTAAATTTTACATCGCCCTTAGGCGCTTTAAAATATCTCATAATCGCACTCCTTTATCACTTCATCGCCGGTAGGCGCAAGCGGATTGGTGCCAACGGCACCAAACGCACCTATTATCATTTACATTATCATTATCATTAACATTATCATACATTTGTAAGTTTTGTATTATTTGTATTTTTGTAATCATTTGGTAAAATCGTTTGTAAAATCTACTTTTATTTGTAAAATGTTTGTAAAAATTTTAGAAATTCCACGGTTTTTGGCCGTCAACAAGCGCAGATGTTTCATCTACTTTACAAACTTCACCAATTTTACCAAACTCACCATCAGTACAAACTTTTGTATTTTTTGTAACTTTTGTATCATTTGTATTTTTGTAATTATTTGGTAAATTTGTTTGTAAATTTTGTGAATCTTTTTGTAAAAGTTCTGGATAAGTAGAACGGATAACCCCCAGCCGATAGCTCACTATTTGCTGCGTCAAGCCCAGTCTCTCCGCAATTTCACGCTGGCGCATGCCTCGCAGATGCAAGTCCGCAATCTGATCCAATTTTTGATCCAAAATTTTCTTTTGTCTCTGCGTTTCCACTTTCTAATCATACTTAACATGATCCTTCCCCGCCACAACCTTTGTAGGTTCTAACATCAATTCAACAATCATATCATCACTGCTAATCTATCCACATAAAACCATTTCAATGGCACTAATAGCCAACTCTCCGGCTTTCTCTGGATCAACAGCATATAATTTCTTTATCTATTCAAAAGTGCTCTAATAAATAACACCACTTTGTCTAACTTCTAAATCTTTGAAATTCTCAATCACTGCGGCCGACCTCCCCCATAAGCGCCTCAAAGGCAGCTGTAAAGCGCGGAGTAGCCTCGTATACCCAACAATTTAGGTGCGGATTTTGCGGATTTTTCATTTCCGTAATATGTACGAATCCCTATTGCTATAGCGCAACATGGAGTCGCAATGAATAAACTATTTTAGTCTTCGTATTTAGCATTAATATTGGCTCCTTATCTATCAAATTTTTCGTCTAATAACTCTTTAATTAGACGGCGAATAACCTAAGATATGGTGAGATCATTATCTTCAGCATATTCTTGTAATAACTGTTTCTCAATATCATCAATTTTTATAGTAATTGAGGTCACAGAATCACCTCCTATACTTATTATAAAAATCTAACTAATAAAATTGTCTTACCCTGTCCTACGCTGTCTTACCTTTCTTATTGTAAATAAGCCCAACTAAATCTATCTAATTGATTTTATAAAAAAAATATGATATAATATATATGTAAGATAAAGAAAAAGAAAAAGACAAGTAACCGTCAGAATTATCAAAATCCGTTTTTCGGAAATGTCTGACAACGTCCGACAAACCCACAAAAAAAGCCATTTGGAGGTAAAAGATTATGAACGGCGTTGGCAATGATTTTCACCCCTCAGCAATCGAAAATCACATCTATGATATAATCAACACTGAAGAGCATACCGTGTCGTCCAGTGAATACGATCGTACTATCGGTCCTGCAATTATGGAATATCTTGAGGACTGTTCCGTACAGTTCAATATGATCGAAGATCCTTATCCCGATATGACGGGTGCATCCCTTTCCATTTGCTGGATTGAGACCGGCTACCTCCATCACATTGTACTCAATCTCAAGTACTAAGGAGACCAACCCATGAACTATATTCGTATCAATCACGATTTTATCAACCTGCGGCAGGCCTTGCATATACGCGTCCTACAACCCAGTAACTCTGAGATCGCTATCCAGGTCATTTACCCGGATCGAGTAGAAACTATTCGCCTCGATACCCATGCCAGTGAGATTTCTGAGCTTCCTGTTCTCACCCGAGAGGCCATCTCCGCAAGCATCCAAGATGCTATCGCCAGTTGCGCTGATGCGGACTGCGAGAATGTTGCATCATATGTGGAGGACAATCTCGATGACGAAGATTACTAATAAGCACGAAGTTGTCCTCAACTTCATCGAACAGTTCCGCGCATTCGGCGACGCAGTCAAAGATTGTTTCAGCAACGGTATGTGCTGGCATTTCACAATGGTTCTGCGCGGACGCTTCGGCATGGAAAACCAGGTCATGTACGATCCAGTAGTCAACCATTTCGCCACGAAGATCGGCGATCATATCTATGACATTACTGGCGACATTACTGATAATCCTGCTTACAAGTTTGAATACTGGGCCTCGTATTGGCTGAACGACCTCAAGGAAACCGCACGCATTCGCAGAGATTGTATATGGAAAATTCCCCACGATTTGTTGACCTGTGGGATTTGTCCCTATGGCTACGAAGATGATTTTGGCAATTTAATCTGCGACATAGATAACTCTCCCGTCGACTGGGACGACCCCTGCAAGTGCGGCTACCACCCCGTGGAGGTGGCACAGTGATGTTTGTAAGAGTTAACGGTCGATGGATTATCAATTTATCTAAGGTCAAATATCTTGGCCTATCCAATGAAAATCAAAGTAAGATCGAAGTCAAATATGAAGATGGCGAGTCAGTCACATTCTCCTGCGACAGCGAAGAAACTGCACTGCGTAACATTCAACATATTCTTGATTTGTTCGATCCCGATGATGGAGGTGCAATCAAATAATGGACGGAACTTATATCTGTTTATATTCCGTTATCTATCACGATGATAGCGGAGAGAATAAAGAGGACTTCGGTATGATTTTTGCCGACTCCTTTGCCAGCGCAGCTGAGTACCTGGAAAAGGTTCTCTATGGCGAGGATCTGGTTGAAATTACTCATATGGAATTGCTCGACACCTGCCCCATCTTCACCAAGGAAACTTGGGAAATTATGAAGAAGGAGCTGAATAATAACTAATGGGCGTAGATATCACTGCTCGTATTGGTATCGGATGGATAGTCACAGCCGAGCAGAGAGAAGAAATGATTGAGGCCGCCCTAGCCAATGCTTCAGAAGATGTATATGTGGAAGACGAATTCCATTTTATCAATGGCTATACCGATGATTCCGACTATTTCCTCGGCGAATGGCTGAGTTCAGTCGATGCTGGCGAGTGGGAGGATTTGGAAGGCTTTTCTGATAACTTCGATGATGAAGATTTTATGCGAAAATATACAGAAATTCTTCGTGTTTGCGGCCAGGCCCTCAATCTCGATGACTGGGGACCACCTAAACTATATCTGATAAATCAACTATGGTGAGGTAAGCATATGGAACATAAATGCGGCCAGTGCGCCCTAAAGGCGCTAAAAGGTGGGATGTGCCCGATCTTCAATGCTGATATGAGTGAGAAAGACGGTTGTCCCTACTTCACCACTGAACTGCGGACCTGCCATATCTGCGGGTCTGTGATACTCGGCGCAGGGGTTCTTGAAGCCGATGGAGATATCTGGCATGAAATGTGTCAGAAATGCGCTGCTGCATCACCCTGCAATGTATGTCAGCGCAAAGAGTGCAGATTCAATAACGATCAATCCTGCACCGAGCCGCCTTACGTAATGGTTCAACAAAGGCAAGGTAATGCAATTATTCAAACGCAAGCACTGAACCCCAAGCGCGTTGAAGCCACCTGCGCGCAAGGTTGTCCCTGTTACAATCCAGAGGGTCTGGAAGATGGATTCTTCTGTTTGAGTACAGTGGGATGTGGCTGTAAAAACTATAAAACAAATTGGAGGAACACGAAATGATTTTGATTACTGTACTTTTGATCGCACTCATTCTGACCGCCGCAGCCATCATCGTCCCCGCACTGTTCCATTACAGATCTAAGTGGCTGCACTGTGCTGTATGCGTTGGCTTGGCTATCTGCATTGTCTTCGGTGCGAGCTGCGTATGCGTTGGTAATGGTGCTCGTAATGACGCCGCTTGGCTGAAGAATGAGTCTGCTGACATCCAACTTTATTACAATACCATCGTATATTCTGATAACGAATATGTGCGCTATGACTTCTACGACAGGGTAAAAGAATACAACCATTTCTATGCAGCCTACCAGGAAGCCATTGAGAATCCTTGGACCAGTTGGCTGTATGATGAAACTGTATTGACTGAGTGCGCGCCCATCGACTTCACGCTGCATACCGGCACATATGGCTAAGGTAACAGCACCCTGTCAATATTGCGGCAGCTGCTCCATATGGCTGGCCGCATTTGAAGAGGGCTCTGGCCTCGACACAATGGAGCAGGTTGTCGAGGCCTGCAAGAAATATATGAATTGCCCTTATGTGGGCACAGAAATGGAGATTCCCGATGCTGAAGAGACTGTATAAAATCTACGCAGGTTTGAATGGCTCCTTCGGTGGCGCCATCTTCCAAGGCGTATATGAATTCGCCAGCCAAAAGGAAGCAGATAAATTTGCGTATGATTTGGCGGTCGAGGAGTATGAGTCCTATGGTGGCAATCATGGATTGCTGGATTGGGATGGTGTTTATGAGGACCTGTTGGAATCTGAGTGGATTGAGCCTGGCGCTCAAAGTGAAGCTGAAATCGAGGGCATTGTTGATGATGCCTATATCGAACAAATGGAAGGTTGGCTAGAATACAAAGCAGTACCTATACCATTTGGGCGAATGTGCGACTCAGATTGTGATGAAGACGATGCTTATGATGACGATGACGCTGACTGTTATACCGATGACTAAACATTGAATCACTCCTTTCTACATATATTATAACAAAATAAATCAGAAAAATCAAGTCATCGCGGCGACTGATCGACCGAGCCTCCTAGTCCCTAGGAGGCTTCTTTGATTTTTATAAAAAAATATGATATAATATATATAGAAAGTGAGAGAGAAAGGAAATGAGAAATATGGATAAAGTCGAGATTATGCGTAAAGCCTTTCTCAAGACATGTAAATACCTGCGAGAACATCCACCTGCTGATGCTGGCTGGGATGGAGATATGGATATTATTGCTCTGTTAGTTGATGCCAAGAGCGATCCCGATGGAAAGCGCTGGATGAGCTACTTTTTAAGAGAAGCTATGAAAGAGGAGGAAGAATAATGGTATCTGTCAAACTGAAAAATATTACCTATATCGACACTGAAGATGTGGATCAGCTGATTGCGCCGGCCCGTTGGAACGACTGTGAGTTCGCACAGATGGCTGAGAATGACAGCTATGTGCGTCTGGACTGCTCTGACTATGGCCTGGAAGAGCTGTATGAGTATCTGGACTGGGAGGTTCGCAAGGGCAATGAACCTCGTCCCGAGGATTATGATGATCCCGAAGAATACGAATGGAAGGCTAAGCATTGTTACGCCGCTCGTTTGCGGAATCAGATCAAGCTGGTTGAGCGTCTGCGGAAAGAATATGGTATCCGCTACGAAATCCTAGTCTGGGTCAGCTGGTAAGGAGGATATATGGATATCTATGAGGCTTTGGAAAAGCTCGACGGTTTTTTCGATGCACTTGCTAATTATGGCGAGTGTAGTGATGAGGACCTGGAGCTAATGGGCGAAATTGAAGATGTTATCTATCAGTTCGCCAAAAAGTATGAGCCAAGACCAGAAGATCTACCTATGGAGTACACTTGTGATTGCGGCACTCATATGACCCGCAATCGTATTACTGATAGTGGAGATGCAGAATTTATTTGTTCTGGATGTAATGCTATCTGGTATTTGGGACCATCTTTCTAAGGAGGCAGTTTATGAAATATACAATGATGCCAGTGGTTTCGCTGGCAACTTTGGTTGAAGAGCTGAAACTTCAATATGACATTGATGTTGGCTTCAAGCAGCTCAGAAATATTCTGTGGTATGAACCGCCTGGTAATGATTGCCACAAAGAATACTTCTATGGTGACGGTCCGATAGTTGCGGACTCCGAGGATCCCGATCGTACCATCGAAAACTGTGTCATCACAATGCTGGAAGATTGCTTCCCCGACTGGGAGAGCATTCTCATTGATGTAACCTACTAAGGAGGTTTCTATGGTAAAATTATTTTTCCGCAATCTACTGTATATTCTATCTGTCTTAGGTGCGGCGTTTGGCATCTTTGCAGTGCTGGTGGGATGTCTCAAACTCCTTGCTTTGTCTGGAACCTGGGGCGCCATTATTCTGATAATAGTAGGTATACTTCTGGTTACATATATCACTGCCCGCAAAGACTTCAACGAAGCTATGGAAATGGAATATCAACTGTCGTGCCGTACACTCGAACAGTCTTATGACGATATGGTATGGACGCTCTCTCATAATGATGGTAAGGGCGCTGAAACTCAGATCGAATCATTCAAGAAGATCCTTGCGGAACATATAATCAAATTTACCGCCGATGACTCCTACGCCCAAGGATATAGTGAGAGATACAAAGCCTTGACGGTGTTTTATAACCTTCCTATCTAACGACAGGAAGGTTTTTTGATTTTTATAAAAAAATATGATATAATATATATGTAAGGTAAAGAGAAAAGAAAAAACGGAATGGAGTGTTGATATGAGTACGAATGTTATCATTATGGGAGATATTCCTAAGAGTGGCTATGTCGCTATCGCCTGCGGACAGGGTTCCGCTCTCTCTGACGCGGTCAAAGAAGCAGTAGAGAAGTGTTTTGCTCCTAAAGAGAGCGACGAGCCGGAATCCTCCACTCCGGTCAAATATTATCGCGTTACTGCCTATACTCCTTACTGCGGCGAGCATCTGGAAGACTTCATTGCCACCAGTAGTAAAGATGAACTGGAAGCCTTCAAGCAGAACCTCATTGAGGACTGCGCGGCTGAGTGGGAACCCTGTTGGGTGGACTACGAAGAAGAGGGCTATGAATCTGAGGACGAGTGGCAGGAAGCTTATTATGGCGGCTGCGGTGCTACCGTTGAAGAAATTTCCGAGGCTGAATACAAGGAAGAAACTAAACCTCGATGGCCATATGAACTGGTGAAAAAGGAGGCAGACTAATGCCGAAATATGAAAAAACTGCCAAGGATAAAGCATGGGATCGCGAGCGCACTCGCTTACAAAGCGAAGTTCAAAACTGGATTGGCAAGTGTGCTGAAAAAGAAATTACTATCCAAGAGCAGAAGCGTCAAAATCTGGTTCTGGCAAATCGAGTCCATGAGCTGGAAGAGGTTATTACAAAGCTCACTGACGGTAAAATGACTCCCGATGAAGCTATTGCAAATTTGCGGTCTGCCGCTAAAATCGGCGAGATGGCCAGCTTCATTATGGGATGGGAGAGAGGGGGTTATTTCTAATGAGTAGATATGCTTTTATCCCCGATGTGTTCTATGTAATCTGCGTCTGGGACGACGAGGGTATAAATTTTGAAACCATTGATGCAACAATCAATGAAGAGGTCGCCCAGGAGCAAGTAATGGCATACGCCTTTGAAGATGCCTATGAGAGCGCAATGGAAACATTACAATCTCGTAATATGACTCTGGCAAAGATCAAATATCAAGTGCGGCTAGAGTGCCCGCGCTACTTCTATAAGAAAGTTGATTTGAGAAAGGAAAAGTAATATGCTGTTTGTAATTATTCCCGCAATCGTATTCTTCGCAGTATTCCTGGGTATTGGCATCTCTGAAGGTGAATGGGGCTATGGTTTCCTGTTTGGTCTGTTGGGTGGTGCGGTTGCGGCTTTGGTCGTTTTGTTAGCCAGTATGTGCTTCGTTGGCGCGCCCGCTGGTGTAATTGATACTGAGACTCATGAAATTCACGCCCTAGTTGACAATATGCAGTTTGAGGGCAAGGTTTCCGGTAGTGTATTCCTGGTTCAGAGTCGCGTTGATGAAGAGCTAAAGTACAACTATATGTATAATGTTGAGGGCAAAGGTTTTGGATTCAAGAGTGCTAAGGCGACTTCCTGCTATTTGAATTATTTGGAAGATCCTGCGGCCACCCCCTATGTAAAGATTTTGCACTATGACTGGGAGAGCCCGATCCTACGCTGGTGTTTTGGCGAGGGTTGGCTTACTAAGACAGAATATGTGTTTTATCTGCCCGAGGGCGCCAATATCATTGATGACTTTACCATTGATTTTCAGTAAGGAGGATATATGCTAAAATACTTCTTAAAAGTATTCGGCATTATGGTTGCGATTCTCGCTGGGTTGGGAGTAGCAATTTTTGGCACAATCCTATCATTTGCCATCAATGTTGCACTCGGCATAGTCGTTTTGATTGTCGTAATCGCTGCAATAATTGCAATCATAGTTACCGTTATCGAATTTAGTTCCCCATGGGATTGAAGATAGAAGCCTCTCTGTTTAGCGCAGAGAGGCTTCTTTGATTTTTATAAAAAAATATGATATAATATATATAGAAAGTAAAGGAAAGGAAATGATAGGTATGACACGAGAGAAGGCGAACATCGTCGCAAGAACTCTGCAAGATATTGACGATTTTGAGTTGTTTATGGATGAGATCGAGAAAGTTATCGTCAACTTTGAGGGCGATGTCAATTTCTTCTATGAGAAGCAGATGTTACCTGCGATGCAGGCGGAATTAGCTCGTCGTAAAAGCGTATTGGAGGGACTGTAATATGATCGGAACAAAAGATGGACGCCAGAGAGGTGAAACCGCATACTGCTCTGTAACTTATTTGTGGAGCTTTACTCGTGCGGATCTCGGTCTGCCGGACGACGCAACGAATGAAGAATTGGAAGCTGCTGCTGAAGCGAAGATGGAAGAGATCACCGACCATATCACTCATATGGCCGATATTTATCATAACGACCTGGAAATCTCTGTTGCATAAGGAGAGGTATAGCTATGCCTATTATGTATGTTTTATGCGAAATCGACTACGATGATTCGTGGTATGATTTCATTATGGCAAGCCCTGATTTGGGCTTACTGCAAGATATTTGCCTGGCTCTTTTCCAAGAGCAAGATTATGAGAGTTATTTGAATGATGTTTTTTATTACGGTTTCAGTAATGAAGATGGCATCTATCATATCTCTCCCGCAGACTGTAATTATTTCATCAAGGAGGTGCCGTTAGTTGGTTGCGAAATCGTATCAAAAGCTGAAAATGTTGTCTGATGAACCCTATGCCAAGGCTAACGGTAAGCTCTATGTCAAGGTTCTGATGAAAGGCGGCAGCGAGCGAGAAGTTCGCTGGTATAATGCCGAAGAATATGCAAAAATGTATCCCGGTGAATTCGTTGAACCCGAAATGTTCGTCAATCAGAAGAATATTCTCGGTTTCCAGGAGGGATACATAACTATCTTCAAAGGCAACCAAGAGGAACATGAAGACTGGTTCGGTCGCTCCATCGCAAGATATTGCCGCCATTGGGGTTGGTATGTAGTATCTGAGGATACTATCCCATTTGATTTACCTGCTGGATTAGAGCCAGTAGAGTTGAAGTGGGAAATGGTTGGTTGCGGTACCACTCTGAAAAATGATGAGGAAGTGCGGGCGGCGGTAAGTTCGCTGCTATATGGCACGCATCCAAGTGTTTTCCAGGGTCATATCGGCGATCGTCTCGAGCTGAAAATCACAGTTATCAAGTCTCATCAAACTGAAAATCATTTCGGTAAGACTGCCCATCATATCTTTGAAGATGCCAATGGTAATCATTATGCATGGGATACCGGCGCCAAGTTCTGGGCTGAGGGTTCCATTAAGACTATCCGTGGTTCTGTCAAGGAACATAAAATCATCAACAATATTCAAACCACTGTGCTTACACGGTGTTTGGAGCAAATGAAATAATGGAGGAAAAATATGAAACGACTTTATGCAATTCTGTTAGCTTTGGCTCTGCTTCTGTCCCTGTGTGCGTGCGGCGCCCCTTATCCGAGCGGTGGTATGAATGTTGCCACAACTGATGAAAATGGTGAACCCATCAAGATTTCATATGTCGCCGAGTTTTATGATAACTACGGCGCTCAGTGGCTCTCTGTTGAGGGTACTAGCTTCAATATCGAACCGAACAAGGTCAAGGAATACGCATATGACAGTGATGGTTCCTGGGTTTCCAAGTGGACGACTTCTTCGGTTATGTCTATTACCATTGACGACCAGCATATTGAGTCCTGTGGTTCTACCGTATTGTTCTATGATACCCGTCTGACACCGCTGGAAATTGATATTCCAAAGGAAATTACATCTTCTACCGGTGATTCTGCTACTATTGAAACACCCTATGATGGCTATAGCTGGTCCAATGATCGCTGGGGTTTGATGTATTGGTATTGGCAGACTGAGAAACAGGCAAATACTACTCCGGCATCTAGAGTTGTGGTTATTCAGTCTCAGAATGGCGATCCGATTTGTATGTTTGCCGGCGAGGAAGTTACCTGGTCGGTATCTCGTAACTTACCTAAAACCACCGAATTGATGATTGATGGTAAGGTTATATATATCCACAGATCCAATTTCTCTATCATAGATACATCTATCCTCAAATAAGACAGAAGCCTCTCTGCATGGACGCAGAGAGGCTTCTTTGATTTTTATAAAAAAATATGATATAATATATATAGAAAGTGAAAGAAAGGAAATGATAAATATGAAAGTTGTTCGAGTGAAAGCAAAGGTTTCTTCTCCTAAGTTATATACTCAAGAGCAGATGGACTCTATGTCTGCGGAGTTGGTCTCACTACGCGACCAGGTGATGGAGTTAAAGCAGAAAAATGCTAAGCTCGATACTGAGCTGGATATTGAGAGAAAAAATCATGCGCTTGTCCTTGCCGGCGTGCAGTTGTGGCAGCGAGAGTGTGAAAAGCTGCGTCAGGAAGTAAGAACTCGTGATAGTCGCATCACTCTGTTAGAACAATGTAATCGCATCTTGAAACTGTGAAAGCTACTCTCCTGGCGCCATAAGACTTATTTGATTTTTATAAAAAAATATGATATAATATATATGTAAGATAAAGAAAGAGGAAAGGACTGATACTGATTTATGGAAAAGGTTCGCGTTCTTTGTATGGACGACGATAATCACGACGCCCAATTTGTAACCGAGGACTGGCATACCTACTCTAATGCCTGCTCTTTCATTACCCACCGCTTGGCTCAGCCGCATACGGACAGTTATGAAGTCCGTGGTTTTCACATTTGCGACCACGATGAGATTCCCGGCATTAGCGAAGATGATGTTATTCGTCTGTTTGATATTGCTTTGGGCTTTATCACAGTTCCCGAAAACGAATGGCGAGCTGTGTTTGAAACTCTGTGGCAGTACAGTTCTGAGTGGTGGCACGCATGATCGGAATTACTCCTCCCTGGTATCAAGATCCAGTAGAGCATACAGCATTCAATGCATATGCTTATTCTCAGCAGAGAATTGAAAATTTTATCAACGCACTTGCGGCCGCCGATGATCCGAACGATATATCGGCACAGGCAGATGCTGCCTTGGCCGCCAATCTAAATATAAGTTCCCTTACTCGCGATGAGCGAGAATATGTTGAAAGAGAGGTTGCCAAAAGGTGGCGAGGATAAAAAAGCGTTATAGCCACGTCATCGATTACAAAGAACTGCATGATTTGCTAACAGACTTCCAGAATCGCGTATATGAAGATAAGGCAAAGAAAATGCCTTATGCCTATTGGCGCGATATGATTAGGGCTACAGCAGATGATTGGGCTCTGTTTGAAATCGAATGGGAAAGCGATGGATATGAAACTATCATCGACATTTTCTATGACAGTAATCGAGTAGCGTGGTCGTTTAATACCGGAGACAACTCCTTTGGTGATTTCATTTATAAAAATCTACTATTTGGAGTTGAAGATGAAATGCGTCGTGAGTATCCCTCCGATTATTACACCGACCAAGAAGGTCGTCAGTATTACGAGTACTATGATTCTCGTACTGGTAAATCTACCATCTACGAAGAACTGGCTCACAGAACTAAGTCAGAGTATGAAAGTGCACTGGCTACCAAGGCTGAGGCTTATGACCTCGAGCGTACAAATGATACCATCAGTAAGCTATGCGAGTCTGCGGCTCTCGCAGCCCCGCTGAAAAATGAAAACAACAACAATAAAACTAATAAGGAGAGTTTTGCTATGAAGTTCAATTTCGATTTCGGCCCCGTCAATTCCTCTATGGTTCGTATGTCCCTGTATGGTCTGGCTGTGAAGAACAAGGCCGGCACCTGGGTTTCCTATGACGCCAAGGCTGGCGACATTATGGATGTCGACATCCTCAACTTCGACGGCGCCAAGTTCCTGTACAAGATGCCTGTTGCCATCAAGGATATCGCTATCGGCGATGTTGTAATCCACAATGGTATCCCCATGTTCGTCATCGCCATCGCTACCAGCGGCGCCTACATCACTGCGGTCGACCCCATCAACGGCGAGCGTAAGGACATTATGCTGCCCAAGTCTCCCTTCGGCTTCAACTTCGCTACCAAGGTTGTCAACTTCCTGGGTAACGCCTTCAATACCAGCGCCACCGCCGAGAATCCCTTCGGCAATATGTGGATGCTGATGGCTATGTCCGGTGAGAACAAGGATATGAATGACATTCTGCCCTTCCTGATGCTGAACAATGCCACCCCCGGCATTGACAACAATGTACTGATGTTTATGGCACTGTCCAATACCAAGGACGGCAGCAAGGATAATATCCTGCCTATGCTGATGATGCTGAACGCTCAGCATCCCGTTCCCAATGTTCCTTCCCAGGGTTGCACCTGCGGCGGTCACTGCACCGATAACCACACCCAGGGCTAATAACTGATCCGCAATAAGGCTCTCTTGCTGAGAGCAGAGAGCCTTATTTGATTTTTCATAAAAAATATTGTATAATATATATACAAGATATGAAAAGAATGTGAGGTAGTAGTCCAATGGATTTATTGGCAAGACTTCCGGAAGAAGATAAGGATTTGATTCACCGCTATATTGCCTGGTATGGCGGCGGTGATTGTGAGACCGACTATTGCGTAATCAATCGCAACCGTATGGACTACTTCCTCCGGTATTGGGCGACCGCCAAGGCACCCTTCTACAAAATGTTCGGTGAGAAGTTTATTCTCAAGAGAGAAATCTCCTTCACCAAAAATACCGACGACCTCGAAGAGGAAATGGATGATATCCTGCGTCGGAGTGCAGATGTTCCTACTCTGACTTTCCGCCGTGAGTATATCGCTTTCATCGAGAATCATTACGATATGTCTTTTGAACTGCGCTATCAACTGAAGCGTTTCGTCAATGATACCTCTATGCTCGTCAGAAATGTATATGACGGCGATCCCATCGTAATTCCGAGTCAGTTTACCAAGAATGGACATCCTCTGCAAATCAATTCTGGTGCCAAGGCTATCAAGATGCTTGGCAAGATTTGCTCTGCTTTGGATTTTTCCGTCAAGATGTACTACTGTGAGGATTGCGGTTACTGGGATCTGTACCGCCAGCCCGGTAAATGCCATTGCGGTAGTGACAAGCCGTTGAAAGAATTTGATGGCTATGAGTCATTCCGCCGAGCCCATTCTCTGGCATTGAACCAGAAGACCGTTCGTGGCAATCTGTGTCTGAGTATCCATCCGCTGGACTTTATCACTATGTCCGACAATGAGTGCGGCTGGAGCTCCTGTATGAGCTGGATGGAAGAGGCGGGTGATTACCGCCTTGGCACTATCGAAATGATGAACTCTGAAAGTGTCATCATCGCCTATATTGAGGCGAAAGAAGATATGTGTATTTGCAACGCTGACGATAAGTGGAACAATAAACGCTGGCGTCAGTTAATCATTGTTACCCCCGAACTCGTTCTCGGCAACAAGCAGTATCCATACTTCAATGATGTGGTGCAGGGCACCGCACTTAGATGGATCAGAGATCTTGCGGCCGGCACCGATTTCTCTGGCACTCCTTATATGAGCTACGGCCCCTATGATGAGGAGAGCGTCCAGATTAGCAACCAGAATACCAATACCATCGGCAATCGTCGTGTGCGTTTCAACCTGTATATGGGTGGTTATATGTATAACGACATTTATGATTTGCGGATGGGCTTTATGAAGAGCAACTGGGATGGCACTGATCTGAGTATTGATCTGTGCGGACCTGCCGTGTGTACTTCCTGCGGCGACATTATTCCCAGTCAAGATGTCGAATCCAGCTGGACCACTTGCCGCGACTGTAATGGTATGTGGCAGTGTGCCAAATGTGGTGACTGGCATTATGGAGAACCCTACTATGCGGCAGATACTGACCGCAACTACTGTGAATATTGTTATTCACACGAACTGCACGAATGTGAAGTCTGCGGAGACCGAGTGGAGCACATCAACAATGTATTTATCGAGCTGATTCCCGCAGGTAAGTGCCCCGAAGATCTGGTTTGTTATAACTGGACTTATAAAATCCCGATGTGTGACTGTTGTATGCGTCGCCCCGAAGACTATGAGGTTACTCTCGGCGAGTTGAAAGAAACTGCCGATATGTGGGGTCGCATTAGAGTCGTTGCCCGAATTGAAAATATCAATGATGAGGGACTTAGTCGTGGAGACCTTCCCGACGATGTCTTCAATGTACTCACCAAAATCAGAGATGCAAAGAGCATCGAAGAGAGGATTGCCTTGATTCGGCAGTACATTGATTGATTTTTCAAAAAAAATATGTTATAATATATATGTAAGGTAAAGAGAGAAAAACCTTGCAGAAAAAAAATAAAAAAAGAATTTTTGAAAGGTATAGGTGCAAACTATGGAAAAGATTACCAAGCGTGAAATGTATGAAGCTATCAAGGAGACTTTCGAGACCGGTTCCTGCAAGTACGATGCTGCCACTGTGACTGCGTTCTGCGACAAGGAGATCGCCGCCCTGGACGCCAAGGCTGCCAAGGCTAAGGAGCGCGCTGCTGCCAAGAAGGCTGAAGCCGATATTCTGATGGGCCAGGTTGAGGACGCTCTGACCGATGAGTACCAGGTCATCGCCGATATCGCCGCTACTGTCGCCGGCGTGAATCCCGACGCTACCGTATCCAAGGTTACCTACCGTCTGGGTAAGCTGGTCGAAGCCGGTGTTGCCGAGAAGACCCAGGTCACCATTCCCGCTACCGAGACTTCCAAGGCTCGTAAGGTTCAGGCCTACCGTGCCGTTGTGACTGACTAATCTCGGTCTGATGTAATACTTCCCGCCCCTCTCACAAGCGCTGAGAGGGGCGGCTTTTTTATTGTCTAACATAATGTTCCACAAGCCTGCTCCGGCCGGCGACGCGCGCAAAGTCCGAAACGCCCAAATAGAAAATCGGTTTAGAAATTTTTTGTTCCAAAAGTTGAAAAACTTGAAAAAAAATGTTATAATATAATAAAGGAGTGTGATTATATGCGTTACTGTGTATCTGGTAGACAACCTTATTCAGTTCTCAAACGAGCTGATGAAATCAAGGTTGCATATGCCGATCGGGACCGCATTCTCGACTTTGTTGAGAAGTTACCCGATAAAGTAATTATTTTGGAATTGCCAGGAGATGCTGAATATGAGTGGTCTACCTGGGAAATGTATAGTGAGAAGTTTAGTGAATTTTACATCGCTTCTCACAGACTTGACCGCTTCAAGGATTTCCAAGAGCACAATATCAAATGGTATTGGCCTTATCCCATTACCTCATTCTATGAATTAGGTATGATTATGGATTTGGATCCTTCATATGTGATGGTTGGTCCACCTTTGAGCTTTGATTTAGATCAGGTGTTTAATAATACCTATTATGACGGTAGTACCGATCAGTGTCCTGTGCGTATGGTAGTCAATAATGCAAAGCCTTCATATTTGGCCGCCCAGGGAGTAGGCACTGGATTACGCGGTCAATGGGTGCGTCCAGAAGATGCAAAGTTGTATTCTACCCGCGTACAATGTTTTGAATTTGAAAATGTAGATTTGAAGCAAGAAGAAGTATTGCTTCATGTTTACAAGGAAAATCAAACATGGCCTGGCAACCTGAACTTATTGATTCAAAACCTGAATTTCAATGTAGACAACAGAGCAATTCCAGAAGAGCTGGGAGAAGCTCGAATGGATTGCGGCCAGCGGTGCTGGTCTACCTCAGGGTGCCGTTTGTGCGAGAGCGCCTTCCGCTTCGCCGACAATGTGCGTAAAGAGAAGCTTCGCCGCAACCAAGAAGATAAAGATTGATTTTTATAAAAAAAAATGGTATAATATAATATAAGAAATAAAAGGAGGAAACTTTGTGCGAGTCTTGAGTGAAAAAGATTATAGACTATTTGAACGATTAGTATCTCTGACTGAGAAAGAAATGGTTCGAGCGATGTCTCAATATCTCAAAGATAAGTATGACAAGAATGTAATTATCACAAAGGATTACATTATTGCTATTGGAGATATTCCCATTGCCTTGGTCGCTCATATGGATACTGTATTCAAAACTCCTGTATCTGATTTATATTATGACCAGCGTAAAGGTGTATTGTGGAGTCCGGAGGGTCTTGGTGCCGATGACCGGGCTGGCATTTTCGCCATTATTAAAATATTG